AATTATATTGGGAATGTAGTTTCGATGAAAGTAAATCATCACATGTTAAGGGCGTAGAGAGTTTCGTAAACGCAGTACCGCAATTTTATTTCACACCAAAATATTCTTACATTAATTTAGACCCAGTTTTCTTCAATTTAAAAGATGTTCAAGACCTTATGGATGTAATTCCAAAAGAAATTAATACTGCATATAATTATAAAAATGAAATGTTATATGTATTGGCATGTGACGAATTAACGGGTAATAAAATATATGGCATTAATTTAAAAATGTATGAATTCTTCCAATTTGATGTTAATACAATAATTGAATTAGTTAATGTACGTTCTGGCATATCAATATATGATATGGATGGTAATCAATATCAAAATCTATACAAAACTTTCCCCAATTTCCCTTATCTTAAAAGATATATGATTGTCGCTTTGACAAAATGATTCTCTCTAAGTATTTATATTAAATAAATTATAAGTACTATGGAAAATAAAGTAGAAAAGGCACTTAATGGTTTTATTGCAATTCCTGATACAGAGGAAGAACAATTGAAGAACGAAAACGCAAAGAAAGTCGTACTCAATAAAAGAGAAGGCTTGATTGAACGTGTTGACAAAGTGTTTGTCACAGAAGATGGTCGTCAATTATTAAGAGAACAGTATTAAGACATACATTTATTCGATGGAAAATATTAAAAAATCTAAACTTTTTGAGGAACAACTCAGAGAGTTTAAGCATCGTGTTGATTATAAAATCAATGAGACACCCAAATATCGTTCATTAGTTAATACTGGAGAACAATTTGATGAAATCCCCAAGTTAACTAACGAAGCTGGAGACCAAGAAGATGCGCCATTAGCTCAACAAAAAGAGCCAGTTGCTCCTTCCAATGATTTACCTATTGAAGCTGGTCAACCTCCTGTACCAGAATTTGATGCTGCTGGCGGTGGTGAAGAACAACCACCCGCAGAACCAATGGGTGTAAATCCTATGGGTGATGATATGAATCAACCCGCAGCACCGGAACAGCAGGTTAATGATATTCAAAACGATATCATTAAACACAATCTTGAAGCCATGAAAAGCATTCATGACAAGCTAGAAAGTCTTGAAACGACAGTTTCGGGGTTAAATTCTAAATTAGCTACGTTAAATGCTGATGTTGAAGAAGTTCGTGAACCAACGAATTCTGAAAAACTCATGAATAAAGTCAATGTGTCTTATCCTTATTATTATAATTTAAATGATTTATGGTCGGGAAACTGGTTTAACGAAAAACGAGAACAGGAGAATGAAAAGGGTATTAAGGAATTACCTGATGGCACATTTGTTGCAGATTTTGACGATTTACCACAAAAATCAAAGACCGATATTCAAAACAGTTTTAACGATATTTAATTACCGTGAAAGTTAATAAGTCATATGATAGCAGGAAAAGACTTTTCGAAATGATGGAAAAAGTCAATGGTGTTGTATTGAAGGAAGAAAAAAACAGAATGAATGAAGAAGTAATTCCAAAAGAAAAACGATTGGAAATAATTAAAACATTTGTTGGTTTTGTTGATGACAAACTTCAATTAGGTGATGACATGCCTGAAATTATTATATCATATGATGCAGACGAAGCAAAAAATATGCGTTCTTTCGGTAAGAACACACCACAAACAAAAGAAATAAGAGTTGTAGATAAAAATAGGAATTTAGCCGATACTCTAAGAACATTGTGTCATGAATTGAAACACACTGACCAATTTGTTAAAGGAAGACTAAATCCGACTTCTGGTAATGATGGCACTGAATTTGAAAATGAAGCAAACGCATTTGCAGGTGTTGTTATGAGAGAATTCGGAAGAAAATACCCAATAATTTTTGAATAAAAAAATACTATCATGAAAGTTTTTAAAGAAATAGGAAGCAAAGAAAGATTTGTCGATATGTTTCAGAAAGTCAATAAAGTTAGACTAAACGAAGCAGTGGGACAAAATTATAACCCCAATAGTGTTCTTGATTTTGCATTCAGCGAACTCTTGAATAAAAAATTAACAATTAAGCACAGTAATACTCAAGCCAATGGTAATGAAAGTTATGTTGAATTACTTTGTGTTGATAGTTCCGGTAATAACATAACATTCACTTTTAAAGCAATTACAAGCGAAGGTGACCAAGATGGTGTATATAATGTGGATGAAGTGCTTATGTCTGGATTTAGTTTTGACGATGCACAGGGTGAAGAAACTATTGAATTGGATGAAAATGGTTTGAGACAGTTTAATGCTCAACATGCTGATGAATATTATGACATCGTTGATGAATATATGGATGTGGAAGACGAAGAACCAGAAATGGATGAAATGTATGAGGATGCTGTGAAGTTAATTGATAAAGTACCGTACAAAGCAGGTTCTGAAAGAATGATTAAACACGCACAATACGCAGACCAGAAACCAACTAATTCTGCTGTACGTGTAAATGCTCCAGAATTACAAAAATTTGTAAAAGAAGATAGTAGTGTGGAAGAAATGGCAACGCTGAGAAAAACTAGTAATATTGACATGGATACACACAAAATGGTTCTTGTTCACCTATGGGATAGTATTTCAAGTACAAAGGTTGCTGTGTTTATACCTGCAACACATAAAGAAACTGGTGAAAAGAAATGGATGTTGTATCAAAAAAGACCAATTGCTTTTGTTGAATACGATACACTTAAACGTCCAGATGTTGCATATTTGCAAGGTCAGGCAGCTAAAGAATTTTTGGCACAACAAGGTTATAGGGTAAATCAGCAAGATAAAACCATTAAACCACTTAGAGAAGGTGATTATGGTGAAGACGATGTTCCAAGTCAGGAAATCAAACGTTTCCATCAGGAAATTGGAAATGATGACAATACTGAAGTTGAAGACGAACCAATCGATAATGAACCTGTTGAAGAAGTTCCAGAAGAAAAAAAGAAACTCATACTTCAGGCATATGATAATCTAATGGCTAAGAACATAAAAAATCCTAGTTATTCGCCAACAATGGCTGATATTTCAGCAGAACTTAATAGAATAACTGGTCAGCCAGTAGCAAAAAAGAATAGGGTATTTCCACGAGAAGCAGAACCATTCATGGAAAGTGAAATCATGTATGAGGGTGCATTTGTATCTGATGTTAATGCCAATGCAATTGGAAATGCTTATTATGAAAATATGCCAGAAGAAAAAAAGAAAAGGTATATTTCATTAGCCGTTAACCAAATTGATAAAACATTGGGTGCTGAAAATAAAGCTATGTTACCTAAAGATGAATATTTTAAATTGGTTAAGGATATTGCAATGAAATATTATAAAGCGGAAATCGGTGCATTAAATGAAGATGATAAAAAAAGCGATTATCCAAAAGAATTAGGTAAAGAATTTAGTCCTGAAAAACAATATAATAAAACACCGAAGAAACACAGTAAGAAAATCAAGATTAAAGAGGAAGAAGAAATTAGTGGTTTAGAAGGTATTGCAAATATGAAGCCTGAAGACCAAATTAAATCAAAAAACGATTCTGAATCATCGGTAGATATTGAACAACTTGCAAAAGAAAAAGAAGAACAGGGTGAAGTGCTTCAAGGTGGAAAAGGCGATGGTACGTCACCATTAGAATTCGACCCAGACCAGATACTTAAAGGACTTGAAGTTGAAATGGAACATACTGATGACCCATTAGTATCAATTGAAATCGTTCTCGACCATTTAACTGAAGACCCAGAATATTATACTCGCAAGGACAATCCTGAAGCAAGTGCACAACAAGGTGCAGCAGCAGATGTAAGTGGTGAAAATAAATCAGATGACACTGAAATGACAGATATTCTTCTTGGTTACGAACCTAAAAACGTTGGTGATGAACCACAGGATGAAGCATATGATTTTGCTGCACAAGAAGTAAATTATGATAATGAAGAAGGATATCAAAAATATTTACAATATGCGCAAATGCCGTTTGATGATTTGAATGATGAACAAAAAGAAGAATTTTTTGGATTGTGGCAACAGTTCAAAGGTGCTGAGAAATAAATTTAAATAAAGAGACTACGCATAGTAGTCTTTTTTGTTTCTGAGGTATTTATAAGAAAAGAAAAATGTCAATTTTTAGGTCATATTTTTTAAAGAACAACACGTTGATTGGAAACAATCTAACCAACAATTCGCAGAATCCTGTTACTGAAATATCATATGGTACAGTCAATAAACAGGTGAGTAGATTGATATTTGATGTAGATTTTGATGATTTGCACAATAGAATCGCTTCGGGGTTAGTTAATCCCGAAAGAATTGTTAAACACGTATTACATATGACCAATACGATTAGCAATGCTACACAATACATTGGTAAGAAATCCTATTCGTTAAATATTGACAGAGCAACGAGTTTTGATTTGGAGTTATTTAATATCAATCAAGATTGGGATGAAGGCGGTGGTTATGATTTTGTATATGATGATGCACAATTTCCTTACGTAGATACTCAAAATCCTGTTGTATATCCCCAAGCATCCAATTGGACTGCTAGAACAACAACAAGTGGCTGGACAGTTGCTGGTGCATATATTAGTGGCGTTACTGAAATAATTGGTTCACAAAGATTCGATAAGGGCAGTGAAGACATTCAAATTGATGTTACTGATTATATAAATCAGAGATTATTTACTACTGGATATACTGGAACATCAGCATATACTGGTGATTCGTTTGGTTTGGGTATAAAGTTTACTGACGCATTTGAAGAACTAGAAACACAATTCAGACAAGCAGTTGCTTTCCACGCAAAGAACACCAATACATTTTACGAACCATACATCGAAACTACAATTGATGATACGATAACTGACGACAGAAATTATTTCTATCAAGATAAGGATAATGACCTTTATTTATATGTGAACATCGGACAATTCCAACAGAATATTGTTGTTAATCAAGTTAATATATATGATTATGAAGATAATTTAATCAATACATTAACAGGTGCTTCTATTGTTAATGTCAGTAAAGGCATTTATAAAATAACTGTGAATATTGATTCTCAACTTTATCCCGATGCTGTATTATTTAGAGACGAATGGTTATTAACTGTCAATGGTAGACCGACAGTATTTAATGGTGATTTTTATTTAATATCACCCGATAAATATTATACATTTAATAATTCAAATCAAATAAATTTTGATAATTATTATTTTTATTTCTGGGGTCTTGGTGAAAAAGAAAATCTTAGAGCAGGTGTGGTTAAAAAAATTAAATTAACCATAAAAGAATTGTATGCAAATCAAAATAATTTCTTACCTTTGGATATTGAATATAGATTATTTACGACAATTGGTAAAAAATATGAACTCGAATTAATTCCGTTTACTTCTGTGAACAGAACAAACACTGGTTATGAATTTAATCTTGATACTTCGTGGTTAATTCCGCAAGATTACTACTTACAGATTAGAATGAAAAATGGTAATTATTATGAAAATAAGCAAACCATATCATTTACTGTAGTTTCAGACGGTCTATTCAATCAATAAGATTGAAAAATTTTCTGAATTATTTTTAAAAATCCTTGTATTTATGTAGAATGAAGGCTATATTTGTAGCACAATTTAATAATTGAAAATAACATTTACTGTAAAACCAAATTAAAATGGAAAATCAAAACGCAAATGCGACTGCAGCACAAGGTGCTGAAATGTCAGACCTCAAAAAAATGTTTAGTGATTATCAGAAAAAATCACAAACACAAACATCAAAAAAGAAATCACGTGTGGATTTATTGGCAAAGTATTTTGTCCCTCGCAATCCCACTGAAACATTCAGAATCCTTCCTCCAAAACCCGGAAAAAAACGTATTGAAGAAGCATTTTTTCATGTCGTTCCTACCATTACGTCAGGTGGAAAGAAAAAGCATGGCACTGTAATTTATTGCCCTGCTCATAATGACCCTAAAGTTCCGAAGATTGGTGCAGATGGCAATCCGGTTTTAGACCAGAATAACAACCCCGTACTTGTTGCAGCACCATGTCCTCTTTGTGCAAAGTACAAACAGACTCTTGGAAAACAAGACCAGTCCTTAAAGGGTATCAAGAAAGAAAACATGAACCCAAGTCAGTTGAAAATCAAGGAATCAAATGATAAAATCTACAAAGAAGCTATCGTTTGGGAAGCCAAGAAATTCTATATCATTCGTGGTATTGACAAAGGTATTGAAAAAGACGGTGTTAAATTCTGGAGATTTAAACACAACTACAAAAATCAGGGTACACTTGATAAACTTCTTCCGGTTCTGGAACAGTTTACTACCAAGCAACAGGCAGATTTCTCTGACCCGCAGAATGGCACTGATTTAACTATCCTCATGACCGATAGTGAATTCAATGGTCACGTATATAAGACGATTTCCGCAATTCTTCCTAACGGTAAGTCACCGCTTCACGCAGATTCAATTGTTGCAAGAGGTTGGCTTGAAGATGATACCACATGGAGAAACGTATTCATGCCTAAGAGAGCACCGGGAGTTGAACCTTACGAATTTCTTGAATTGGTTGCAGAAGGTAACAATCCTTATTGGGATGATAGCGACCAGAATAACAAGCATTGGGTATTTCCGGGTCATCCTGAACTGGAAGAAGCTGCTAACACACGTAATCGTAATCTTGATAGCGATTCGGAAGAAGATTTCGAACAGGCATCAGATTTGGATGAAGAATTACCACGTGTTACCATCAATAACATTACCGAAGCAAAGGTCGGTACTTATGTTGATAATGCAGTAGATTTGGGCGCATCAGCACTTGCTGAAACAAAGGAATTGTCAACTGCCCCTGTTGTAGAAACACCTGCAGCAGAAGAAAGTGGCGATTACAATGATTTGCCTTTCTAAAAATTAAATAAAGAAAAAGGGGAATGAAAATTTCCCCTTTTTTTTACAATAAATAAACTATATAATATTTATGGCTAAAATAGTTAATGAAGTTCCGCTAACTCCAGCGAGAAAACCAACACCTAAAAAAACATTTAATCTCGATAATTTCAAGAAGAAAATTGGTGCAGATAAAGTTGCATCGAAACCGCTTATATGGATTCCTATTGACAATGCTTTGAAAGAAGCAACTGGTATGCCGGGAGTTCCAAAGGGATATGTCACACTTTTTCGTGGATATTCCAATACAGGTAAATCAACTGCTTTGATGCGTTCAATTGTTAATGCGCAGAAAATGGGAATATTGCCAATCATTATTGATACTGAAAACAATATTGACGAAGGTAATGAAAGATTAACGCTCATGGGTTTTGATTGGGATAAAGAATACATTCTGGTTAAAAATAAATTCCTGCTCGATAATTTTGGTAAAGCACAAGACAAGGACAGAAAAGAAGCAAGTATTGAAGACCTTGCAAAGTGTATTTATTATTTTCTTGACCAGCAAGATGCTGGAAATCTTGAAGTTGATTTGTTTTTTGCAATTGATTCGATAGGAACACTTAATTGTATTAAGACAATCAATGCGCTTGAAAAGAATGATAGCGATAATAACATGTGGAATGCAGGAGCATACGAAAAGGCATTTATGTCGTTGTTAAATAACACCATTCCAAATAGTAGGAGAGCAGATAGTCCGTATACAAATACTATCGCTGCTGTTCAGAAAATTTGGTATGATAGTATGAATAAAGTGATTAAACATAAAGGTGGAGAAACTTGGTTTTTCGGTTCAAGGCTTATTTATCATTTTGGTGGTATAATGACTCACGGAACTGCAAGAGAAACAGCAACGAGTAAAAACCGTGATGTTAATTTCGGATTCAGTAACAAGGTCAACATTGCCAAGAATCACGTTGATGGTGAAAAGGGTGGTATTTCACTGGAAGGTAAGATTGCTTCAACACCACATGGATTTGTGTTCGGTGATAAAGCAAGTATTGATGAATATAAGAAGCAGCACATTTTGCACTTCCGTAATATATTTGAAGATGATAATCTTACTGCAGATGACATTATAATTCAATCCAAACCAATGGATGCTGATGGAAATGTTTTATTTGAAGACAGTCTTATTCAAAGAAGTCCAAGTGTTGAAGAAAGCGAAGAATGAAAATTAGAACACTGTTAGTGGATTCATCTAATCTTTTGAAACGTTCGTATCACGGTGCAAAAGATACTTACACCCCCCAATTCGGACATATTGGGGGGTTGTATCAATTTTTTACAACCACTCGTAAAATGATTAAAGACCACATGATAAATAAGGTCGTACTTGTATGGGATGGCGAAGGTGGCGGTATATATCGTCATCGTATCGACAGAGAATATAAAGGCAATCGTAAAACGAAAGAATGGTATAAGAAAATTGAAATGACTGCTGCAGAAATTCGCAGGGAAAAAGAAAAGGAAGAATCAATTTTAAAACAAAGAAAAAGAATACAAGCATATGCAGAAGAACTTTTTCTACGACAAATCGAAGTCGATGATATCGAAGCAGATGATTTGATTGCAGAATATTGTCTCCAACATAATAACAAAGAAGAAATTTTTTTATATTCTAATGACCGTGACTTTGCACAACTATTGGATTTGAATATCACAATAATATTTCCAAACATTCAACAACCAGTAACCAAATCAAATTACATGATGCATTTCAATCATCATTACAGTAATGCATTGGTTATGAAAATAATTTGTGGTGATACTGCAGATAATATTCATGGCATTAGTGGCATGGGCGAAGATACGTTATTAAAACACTTTCCTGAAATGGCATATAAACATCTTACAGTAAGAGAAATTTGTCAAAAGGCAGATGAAATTAATAAAGAACGTATTGCCAAGAAATTAAAACCATTAAAAGTATTGGATAAATTAATTATTCCAGAAGGTGTTGAAAGAATGAAAACGAATTTTCAATTAGTTAATTTAAGACAGCCAATGCTTAATGAAGCTGCTGTTGAAGAACTCCAACAATTGGAGATACCATTGTCATCAAAAGACCGTGGAAGTAAGAATTTATTGAAGATGATGAATGAAGATGGCTTTTTAAGTGTGTATGGAAGTACGTTTCCGAATTATGTACAACCATTTTTTACGGTTATTATGAATGAAAAACAATTACTTACTGAATATAATAAAAATAATCGAGGAAATTTATAAAAACCCTTTTAAATTCGGTAGATTCTACATATATTTGTCGTATAGTATTAACAATTAAAAAAAATAAAAATGAACGAAAAGGAATATAGTAACATGTTTAGGTTTTCACTGTATCAGGGAAATGTATTATTGGGCGAAAAAGTGTTTGATGCCGACCAATTCAATCCCTTCACAAGATATTCAATTGATATCAGGGAAATCCTACCGAAAGCCATTACTAAGTTACAAAAAACCCTATCAAAGAGAAATTATGATGTATATCATGAAACGGGTAGAGAAGACGTTATGGTAAGTGATTCACCGAATACTTACTACGACTTGTTTCAGTATCATCAGAAGATGATTAATTCATACAAACAGGATTGGAGACCTGATATGCGCTATGCTCCACAACCAATTGTTCAACAAATTGAGGAAAAAGTAATCAAGGGTGTTGAATGTAAAATTGGTTTCTATATTAACGACAAACCGATTGTCGAAAGACTTTTCTATGTTGATGGCTTCAATCCTGTAGCCAGATGGTCTGTTGATTTAACTAATTGTGTTGTTGATGTTGCTGACGCAATTTTCAACCAAATAAAAAAGAACGACATTAAAAATATGTGGGATGATTATGATTTGATTAACATCAGAGGATTGTCAATCAATCAGATTAGAGAACTTTCTCCAATGAAGCGGGATGAAATGTTAAGGAAGTTCAGGAGAAACTAAAGCAAAACACTAATTATCATGAAGTTATTATAGGTCTTTATTTAAATTCCTGTAATAACTTTTTTTTACACATATTTTAAAATGAGCGAAGTTATAGATAATACCCTAACAGCATATTTAGGTCCGGAGTTTCAACAAAAATTAATGTGGCAATTACTGGTAGAACCAGAGTTTGCCGAAAAAATTATTGGCAATTTAGCTGTTGAATATTTCGATGACCCATATTTCAAAAGACTTTTTATCATAATGCTTGAATATTACAAGGAATATGATAAAGTCCCTAATTTACAAAATCAGAGCATACAACAAGCGGTTAATAAGTACAAAACCCCAAACAATATAATTGAGGAAGAATCACTTAATGCGGTAATTAAACGTATTGAGTTATGGAATGAAAGAGTACTTAATAAACAAATGTTGCATGATGGTGATGTGGTTCGTAAACAAACCAATTCGTTCATCAAACAACAGGAATGGAGAAAATTTGCGGAATACATTATTAGCAAAACCAAATCAGGTGAGATTAAGAAAAAGCAGGTACTTGGCGAAATTGACGAAAGGCTTATAAAAATCTCGCACATTGGTGATGAAGAAGATTATGGAAC